GTGTTGATGTCGGCAAAGAGCTGCAGGCTCTTAACCAGCATAGTAACAAACTTCTTCATAGCAATTTATCTCCTTTTGTGATGATGTAAGGAGATGCGGTCAATTATCCGAATGTAACTCGCTCTCCTCGTGCGACGCGGCGCATAACCTCGTCAATATCCTTGTTGTTGAGCTTAGACACATCACTCTTGACCAACGCGGCGCTGCCAGAACTCATCCCATTCTCCGCAGGTCTTGCGCCATTAGCAGCAATCTTCTTGGCGATCTTAGACTCCACAGTTTTAGCAGTAAACTGCATAGCCGCGGGGATGATTTCGCCCATATGAAGAACCTCATAGGCAGTTCTCACATCGATGTTGCTTCTGAGCAGATCTACGAACTTGGGATTCGCCATTTCGGCCCTCATATCGAAGGTGGGATAGACCTTTTTGGTCTCCTCTGCCTGGTTCATCCAGCCTGCATAGAGCTTCTCGGCGTTCTCGTTCGCCTGCTTTTCCTGCATCTGTCGCTTCAGGTCGGCGTTCTCACGCTCAATACGCCGGATCTCTTTCAGCTGTGGAACCGTAATGCCCTTCTCCAGAGCCTCGTCCTCGAAATAGTAGTCGTCATCTTCGATGGCCTTCTGCAATGCCGCAATATCCGATGCATCTACGCCGTGTTTTTTTGCCAGGGTCTCAAGCACCGGTCGGAGAGCGTTATACTTGTCAACAGTCTCCTGGGTACCCTTGAGTCTCTTCTGGATGGTGTTCTGCATTCTTGCATCGTACTGAGCCTTGTACTTGCCTTTGATAAGACTTTCGAACTCCTCTTCGGGGGTGGTCTGCACCACGTTAGTCTCTTGCACCTCGGCGGCAGGTGCTACATTCTCCTGAACGCCATACTTGACATCCGCCAGAGAATTATTTACGCCCGTCTGCTGAGAGGCGGCCTCAGCTGTTACGCCCTGTCCCTGCGCTGTGCCACCGTCGCCAGCACCTTCAGCGAAGACCTGGAGACTGAGCATAGGGATAAAAGATTTGGTTTTCATAGAATAGTCCTTTCTGTCCGTAAGTGGACGAATCTTTGGTTTATGTGAAGGCTTATCCGCCTTTACACCGTAAGATGGTTGAGGCGTACTGCCTCAGGATAATTGCACGCAAGAACGTGCGCTCCGCATTGCGCTACCCAGAAGGTGTGTAAAACTTCTGCAAGGTAGTCCTCCTTGGGCTTTGCAATCACGATTGCCTTGCCCTCCCGGATCTTAATGCGGGGTTTTTCAACCAGCTGGCCCTGCTCGTGCATAAAGGACACAGCCTGTGCTACGGTGTACGCCAACATAGTGGCGGAGGCACACACGAGATCTGCGCCCTTCGGGGCTACATTCGAATGGCCTTTCACCTTCATATGGATGCTGCCTTTGTCCTTTTCCTGCCAGAAATGGATCTTAATCATTTGCGTTCACTCCTTATGTGGGATTGGTAGACTCAGCTACGCGCTGTCTTGCCTTCTTGGTGTTGGTGGATTCCTTCGCTTCAGTTCCTCCCAGAGCTTCCGTATCCTCGGCATTGGCCGTGCTACCTGCCGCAGGAGCAGGGGTTGTACCCCCGGCTGCACCGGCTGCCATCTGCGATGCGAGATTTGTACCCTGCAACCGATCAATGATCTGTGCCATCTGAAGCATCTGCTGTTGCATCATCATCATCTGCTGGAACATAGTGCCGTTCTGGGTGATCTTCTGCATTATGAATTGCTTTCTGTCGAAGTCCATCATATCCAGACACGCTAGTGCCTGATCAGCCATCTGCGGATTGAAGAAACCTGCTCGATAGAACTGAAGCGCCAGCTCATTCTGGCTCATCTTGGAGTAGGGGCTCTGCTTCTGTGCGGTGATCTCGATATCGAACAGAGGAATGCGATAGCCAAGGTCTATGCCCATTTCCACGCCCTGATGCTGGGGCACAATGCCGGCATTAGAGTACTCCTCGAACCGAACAGCTCCGTCCGCGCCCATAATGCGGAAACACCGGGGCATATCGTAAAACTGGCGGATCAGCTCAATGACCATAAGGCAAACCTTGCGGAACGCCCGGTAGGTAGCCTTGTTGTTATCTCTGGAAAGTTTGCTGCCTGCCTCCTGCATTGCAGCAATAGCAGATGCAGCTGTAACACCGGAGGTAGTGCCGCCCGTGGAGATATCCCGATTGCCGGTAGTCTCCTTTAGCTCGTCGATCTTGTCGTGCATAACCTGCACGTAAACATTGTTAAGAGGCTTTGTCTGTACCGGAATAATGCTATCTTGGCCCAGATTGCCACCCACATGGATGAAATCATTGTCCAGGTTGGCATACTCTTCCTCGTTAACTTCTCCATCAGAGCGGACGAAATGCCGAGGCTTTGCATTTGCCAGCATATTTTTCATAATCGCCTGATTGCCTCTGTCGATGTACTCCTGTGCACTCTTGGCCACATCCACATAGCCGAAACCGCAGGGCGTGCCTTTCATACGGAACAAAGGATCAAACACATAGGGATACAGGCCGTGGTCATATAAACCAGTCTCCGCCATAGGAGGCTTAGTGATATTGCCTGCTTCATCCATTTCGGGCTTGGTCTCGTTCTCGGTAGCAAAAAGCACCTCGTCATTGACGAATTTGCAGAAATGCAGGACCGTCTTGCCATTCTGGTTCTTCTTGTAGTACCAGTCGATAACCGCAGACTTCTCGGTAGTGTCCACATTGTCGTCGTATATGTACTGACTCAGATCCATATCAGATCCGCCCAGACGACCAAACAGCTGAGGATACAGGCTGGTCAAGACATCATTGTCTTGCAGTGTTACGTGGAAGAAGTGTCGGCTGTCCTGAATATCCGTGACGCCTGGCTCCCAGAAGAGGCTCAGGATATCTTCGTGTTCGACAGAAATATCACCGAGTCCGTTCAGCTTGCTGCCATCCCAGAAGACGCCATACACGCCAGTGCCGCTCTTGATCTTGTCATCTGCCTCAATATCGTAGGTCTCCTCAAAGTCGTTCTGCTCAAGGATCACTGGGACAATGGATGTCAGCATCTCAGCCTGAGCTTGGTCTCCCTTTTCTCTGGGGAGAATGTTCGGGCTGGGGAAGTTATCCATAGCATCAGCATGCTTATTGGCAATGGAGTTGAACAGCCAGCCGGACACGGGCTCTATCTGATTCTTCTTGCCATTGTCTTGCTTCCTGCGCATACACTCCCAGTTGCGCAGTTTATACCATTGCTCATTCTCAATGATCTTCTGTTCAAGGTTAGCTTTGCCTTCCTTGTACTTGTAGAGAATCTGTCTTGCTTCCTGCACCTGCTTCTTGCCAATGACCTCCACCAGGACTTTGAAGCCGTTTACAGCACCATTTTCTGCAGACGTATTGGAAGATGCCACCATCTGTTCCGCCGTTTCCTGCGCTGTAGGATGAGGGGCTGACTGTCGTCTTGCCAGCTGCTCCTCGATAGGGATTTCATTATTCTTATCCATCGATAATCTCCATTCTCGGCCTTACCCTGGCCGGCATTATATCTTCCTTCGGGATGTCCAAATACCTGGCCATCGGTGTCTCGTTGTACTTGTCCGGACTTACAGCAACTCTGGGCTTAATAGGTCTGGACATACAGAAATATCGCACCTCGTCTGCCACATGATCCTCGGCATCGGTATCAAGATCTTCAACCTTATGATCATCGTACTGAAGTGCCGGTATTGTCCTGATAAATGCCTTGCAGTTGTTGAAGACATACATCATTGACTGTCCATACTCATCTATGGCCATATAGTAGTGGACCATCATCCAGCCCGGTATTCTCTTGTTATCGCCCGGAGTAAAGTAGATTCCGTACTTGGCTGCAACCTCTGCCACGCTCTCACCACGGCTCTGATCCCAGATGGATGGGTCTGCTACGCCAGTTATCTTCTTCCCCTTGAGCCACGGATGATCTCTTTCCATCTCAGCCATTCGCTGAAACAGCTCGTGGGGCTGTATCCGCAAGCCCTCGTTATCGGTCTCCGTGCAGCCGTACCACTCGTGAATCCTGTAGGCTACACCTTCGTGATCCACAGCCCAATAGCCTGTGGAAAACGGTCTGTGGTAACCAAAGTCAAACGAGCGGTAGATCTTCCAATCCCTTGGCGGCTCAAACGGCGCAATTACATGTGTAAATCGTCTGTCCTTATAGTGATCAGGATCATTAACGAACTCTTCGAAGAACGCGCCTTCAACAGAGGACCAGTCTCCGTGGAGCATCATTCGCCGGCGTTTCTCCGGCAGGGATTCCAGCTGCGCCACATAGTCCGGGTCTCTTTCCATAAACGCTTTGTTGTCATACACCTTAGCGGGGATGAACACATAATCCTCCGGCCGTTCCTTGCCCTTGTAAGCTCTGTCAATAAACAACCGTTTCACCCAATGGTGGCCAACGCCGCCCGGATTCATCGTCAGGTACATACGAGGACTAAACGGAACTTTGCACATACCGGAGGAACGGTTTGACTCACGAAGACAGTTAAACTGAAACTCCGTGAACATCGTGGCTTCTTCCATGCCGATCACATCGTAGGCTTGTCCCTGATATTGCAGAACATCCTGCTCATTGGCACAGTAGCCAAGCTTTAGCCGTGATCCGTTTGGAAATGTGAATACCTTTTCCTGCTTGTTGTATTTCGCA